AATTTAGATGTAGAGAAATCTAAATTTGAACCTATATCTGCAACACATAGAAGTAAGTATTATCAAGACATTGATTTATCTTACATGGCATTTAGAGTAGTTGATGCAGACTACAGAGCATGTGGTATCATAGGACTAAAATCTAATATAGATGCACCTAAAGCAATACTTGGTAAACCAGTTGATGTAGTCAACTACGTTATGACAGGACAAAAGAAAGGTGAATATAAAATACCAAAATCAAAAGAAGAAGAAGTAGTGAAACAAATTATTGAAGAAATAATGGGTCAGTGTGCAACTTCGACTAAAAAAATGGTAGTCAAATTGATATTAGAAAGTCTAGGAGTTCAATCAAGAATTAGAAGTTTAACTGCTGGAACAATTAAGTCCTTACATAAAGAATACAAAAACACTTGGTCAAAGTATGGACTTGGAATGAAATACAGTGATTATACTAAATCTTTCGGAACTACCTTCACTAAAGGTTATGCAGATAATAGTTTCTATGATGCAATCAAAAGATACATTGAAACCTATGATGATTTTGGTGGAATAGGAACTACTGCAAATGTCTATGTTGTCGATTCTGCAATGAACGTAGAAAACCCATGGTTATCACGTGCAAGAATTGTAGACGAATATAATGAAACAAGAGATTTCTTTAATAAACTCTTGAACTTTGCAAGAGATAATCCCGATTTGAAAATCGAAGAAGTTTTTAAATTAGGAGTTGCATATCCTCAAATAAATGACCATTCAGATTTTGACCCCGAATTACCTAATGAGGAAATTCCTCTTAATCATAAAGAACTGAAAAAGGCTCTAAAGAAGGTTGTGAAGGAAAGACAAAAACTAACTCAAAAGAGAGTTAGTGGTATTGCAAAGGGTTTATCAAAGTGTGGTGTTCAACAACAGCAACAAGTTAATGAAACACTTAGTGAAGTTCTTTCAATTTCCTTTGAAGATGTGAAGTTCAATAATCTACCTCATCAATTAGATTAATCCATAAAAGAAAAAGGGGTTGACTATGACCCCTTTTTTTTAGTATACTAGTAGAGTAATAAATTAAGGAGAATACAATGGAAATTACAAAAGAAGATTTACAGAGTTTTGCACATGACGCTGCTATAGAAGAACAAGAAGCAAAAGAACGTGCAGAGAAAAACGAGTGTGTATGTGGAACGGTGAACTGTTCTACTGAATATGCATGTCATACAAGTGGGTTTTAATATGAATTCAATATATGACAAATACGAAGATAAGATAGTTCGTATGGGTAGGAATCTAATTACCCTTGCAGAGACCAATCAGTTGTTTCCCGATAACGATGAGTTATGGAATGCAGCCGTTACTGCTGGTAATAAACTGGTAACAGTTGGAATGACTTACACTCGGTTTAACGACTTCTCAGATTTAACAGATAAGGAAACAGAAGCAGTTTACACTTACTTAGATGAGTATGGTATTGAACACCCTTCTGTTCCTATGGATTTTTAATAGGGGGTTAATTACCTCGGGTATGGGACAGGGAATCGAATCATCACCAAGTCCACAAGCATATATTATGACATGCGTGAAAACTGAATTCCCATCCCACCAAATTTTACAGGAGATTATATGAGAGATGACAGAATGATGTGGTTTGGGTTTTTTGGACTCATACTTACATGTGCGTATATTATATTATTTTTAAATTAATTGATAAAAAGCTTGACAATGGGTCTCACTTTTTAGTATACTAATAGAGTAGAAGATTAAAGGAGAAAATATGAAATTATCACAATTAGTAAACGAAGTTAACACTGAACAAGAGTTGTTGCAATTATGTGACAAACTATGTGCAGATTTACTTGCTGAACACTTAAAACAATATCCAACACTTACAGAGTATAATTACTTCTATGAAGTAAATCGTAAGTATATCAAAGTCATAACAGACAGTGGAAACCAACATTCTGTTTGGGGTTTCATTAATAGAAAAGAATGGACTAAAGGAAATGCTGGAATCACTTTCAAAGAAGGTGATGTTTTAATGTCTGCTGGTTGGAGTAAACCAGCGTTGAATGCACCAAGGGGAAACCTTTTTGACGGATACCAAATTGGTGGTATGAGAAAATACGGCCCCGACTATTTAAGATAAGGAGTAAAATATGTTAAATGCTAAATTAATAAAAGAACTGAAATCCCTCGATTCTCTTGCAGACTTAAATGCTGTAAGTTCTTTGGTGGGTGAACTTAAAACCCTACTTGGTAAAAATACCATAGTTGCTGGTTCTAAAGTTTACGTGGTACAGAAAACCAAGAAAACACTTGGTACTGTTGTTAAAGTTAAAATCAAAAGAGCGACTGTTGACCTTCCTAATGGAAGATACTCGGTTCCTCTTGGAATGTTGGAGGCAGCGTAATGTCGAATATAATTGAATACGAAGTGTCTGAAAGTGGGAAGAGTGGTTCTTCCCTCCAAGGATACGTTACTACGACCTATGATAAACTCATAGGTCTCTTAGGTAAACCTACTTACATGGACGCAGACCCATATGCAAAAGTTAATTGTGAATGGTGTTTGACTATTAAAGTCCAAGACGAAGATGACCCCGAAGATTGGGATTATGAATTTGCTTCCATTTATAATTGGAAGGACGGAAGAGTTCCTTTAGAGACATACAGTTGGCATGTCGGTGGTTTCAAATATGATATCGAAGACCTAGTTGCAAAAATATTAGATGGAGATATCGAACCAGTATATTCTGAGGTTGCATAATGAAAGACATGTTGCATAGTAAATACGGAAAAGCAATTGACGAGGAAGTCAAGTATACAGGTTCAGTAATGTTTAAATCATTTCTAGCAGGAATGGGATTTGGTGCCTTACTAATGTTTATTTTAATGATACCAAGTAAGGTAGAAGCTTCTGATGCTAACAATGAGATTTTCTGTTTAGCACAAAACATTTATTTTGAAGCTGGTAATCAACCACTCGCAGGTAAGATTGCAGTGACACAAGTAGTGTTGAATAGAATGCAACACCCTAACTACCCAACAACTGCTTGTGGTGTAGTGTATCAAGCAAAGTGGAGAACAAACTGGAAAGGAGTAGAAGTTCCTATCAGACACCAGTGTCAGTTCAGTTGGTTTTGTGACGGTAAATCAGACGACCCATTGGATAGTCCAACGTGGTTGTCTTCACTTAACATTGCAAGGAACGTAGTGCAAGGTGCATACGGTGATATCACTGAAGGTGCAACACACTACCATAGTGTATATGTTAATCCATATTGGTCAGACTCATTGAATGAGACTGTAGTTATTAACGAACACATTTTTTACAAATAATATGTTAGAGATTATAGGATTATTAACGTGTATCTATCTTGCATTTAAGATATTTCCATCAGTTATAAAGTTTACAGTTAAACTTGCAGTTGCAATTTTGTTATTCATATTTGCAATTATGGTTTATACATTTTTCTTCCCACCAATGATACAGATTTTAATAGCATGACAAAACAAGAATTAGTAAAACTATTTGAGAAACTTCACAAAGAAGACAAAGACGGAAAGATTGAAGCTATTGTCCATGATGTCAATGGTGGTATGTTTACAACAGATAGTATTAGATTAGATATGGACGGTGGTAGACTTATCATATGTCAAATCAATAGTCCATGTTATGAATCAAACAAAAAGAATTGGAAACAAGAATTGGAGTTTATAAAATGAATAAAGAAACTGAGACATGTGTAGTGTGCAAGTGTGATACTAAAATACCAGTTGACACTCATGTCGAGAAAAGAAACTATTTTATTGACGGGGTAGGACAAACTTGTTCTACATGTTTTAGTAAATTATATCATATTGAGGAGAAAGAAGAATGTATGATAATGTAGAAAGATTTAGAGAGTATCTTAAAGATACTCAGTATATTAACGGTGGAGTGCAACATGTGTATGCATTTCCAAACGGTTATGGTGCAAGTGTGGTTAAACACGATTTCTCATACGGTGGTAAAAACGGTTTATGGGAATTAGCGGTTCTCAATGGAGAAGAGTTGTGTTATACTAGTGGTATAACTGAAGATGTTATTGGACACCTTTCATGGAAGAACGTGGAAGAAACCTTATCGGAGATTAAACAACTATGAATCTATTCTACTTACATGAAGACCCTTGGAGGTCTGCCGAATTACATTGTGATAAACACGTAGTCAAAATGATTATCGAGTATGCACAAATGTTATCCACTGCACATAGAATGTTAGACGGAACTCAATACACCGATTCTTCTAGTGGACGTAGAATCCAAAGGTGGGAACTAGATTACGACAGAGAACCTATCTTATATAAAGCCTCTCATATCAATCACCCTTCTACACGTTGGGTCAGAGAGAACTCTTGTCAGTATCGATATGCATATGATATGTTCACTGCACTATGTGACGAATACACTTATCGTTATGAGAAGGTACACTTAACTGATACTAAACTCAGAAAGATACTAAGTCACTTGCCTGATAATATTAAAACAGGTGCATGGTCAGAACCACCTCAGTGTATGCCTGAAGATGTCAAAGTTGAAAATGACACTATATCTGCATACCATAAATACTATGCAATCTATAAAAAAGAATTTGCAAAGTGGACTGATAGACCTGTTCCACAATTTATGTTATGAGAATAGTGTTACAAAATTATGGTGATTGTGTTTTATACGCAGAGAGACCATTCGGATATAGAAGATTCATAGTAGAATGGCCTACACATACACAACTGTTTAGTAGTATATGGTATAGGGAAGAACAAGTAAGACAAATCATTGAGGAGAAATTAAATGCCGACATATGATTTTCTAAACACTGAAACTGGTGAATTGGTAGAATACCAAATGTCTTGGAGAGACCTCGAAGATTTCAGATTAAACAACCCACACCTCAAACAACAAATATCTGCACCTAACCTTGTGGGTGGTACAGGTGACAGAGTTAAACCCGATAGTGGATTCAATGAAGTAATGTCCAAGATTGCTTCTAACAATATCGACACACCATTAGGTGAAAGGTATCACCGAAAGTCTGCAAAAGAAGTAAAGACTAGAGATACTATCCAAAAGCATATTGACATACAGTCAAGAAAGAAGTAAAATAAGATATGACACAATTAAAAACAACCTTACTGGATTTGTATGAATTAGAAAATCTAGATTTAAAAACAACAAACAAAGACGGTAAGAGATATTACACGGATACAGATGAAACTTTTTACTATCCAAGTGTCACCAGTGTCACGGGTCTACTATCACGTGACCATATCAAGTTGTGGAGAAAACGTGTAGGTGAAGAGACTGCAAACAAGATTACTGCACAAGCAACTAAACGTGGAACTAACTTCCATAACCTAGTAGAAGATTATTTAAGAAAAGAAAAAGAGTTTATAGAGTTTGATAACGTATTACAAGAAGGAATGTTTAAAGCTATGCAACCAGTATTAGACGAGATTATACCGATTGCAATTGAAGCACCTCTCTATTCAAACGTATTACAAATGGCTGGACGTGTCGATTGTGTTGGTATCTTTGACGACCAGTTAAGTATTATAGATTTTAAAACCAGTGCAAAGTATAAAGAAGAGTACATGGCAAAACCATGGTACATTCAAATGACTGCATATGCAATTATGGTAGAAGAACTTACGGGTCAGGCAATCGAAGAGATTACTGCATTAGTAGCTGTGGAAGGACACAACGCCTTTCAAATATTCTCTGCAAATCCAATGGATTATGTTGACGAATTGAATGACCTTCGAGTAAGGTATAAAAATGTTTATGGAGTATAACAATGAGTGAAACAAAAGAATTTAATTTAAACGGAGATTTCAATTGGAATAAGATAATCTCCAAAGGTGATGAGTGGGTAGAGTCCCAAGCATACGATAGTGCATATGATACACTATTAGAGTATCTTGAAATCGATAGTGAGGAAGACCTAACAGAAGAAGTGTTAGACCAAGCAGACCACCTTATCGATTATTTAACAACACCTTATTCAGAAGGTGGACTTGGTGTTCATGATACTAGTCCGACTTACTATGCTTACTATAGTATAGTTAGAGACTGGAGAGACAACATGGAACTGGAGCAGTTTTAAATGGAAATTGAAATAGGAAAAGAATATCATATCTATCCGAAGTTTAAAAAGTCTTACACTGAACGTGAAGTGTTTAAGAACAATGACAACGAAGATAGAGTGGTCATAGAATGTCTTTGGAGAAGTGGTTGTTATATCATTAAGGTGACTAACGAAGAAGAGAAGGAAACCTTAGAAGCTTATATGAAAGATGATGCAGAAGGTGATATGGAACCATGTGAATTCGAAGAGAATGAATTCATAGAATCCTTTGACGAATGTGGACGTGATTATTATATCCACCTTGCAGAAGGGAGTGAAGCAGACGAAGACGAAATGCAAGAACAACTGGAAGAAGAAGGACATGATTGGTTATGGGAAAACAACTATGACTCATGGGATTGTGAACACTTCTTTCGTTTACCATTACAAGTAGACCCAGTTGACCCCGAAAATAGATATAACTTAAGGTGGTAATATGATATCAAGAAAAGAGTTCTCAGAACAAGTTGAAAAACTAATTGTCAAAGGACGAGGTGCAGATATCATGTCTGCAATTGTAAAGGTTTGTGAGTTAAACAATATCGAACCCGAAAGTGCAAAGAGATTGTTAACACAACCTCTCAAAGATAAACTGGAAGCAGAAGCTGCTGGTTTAAATTTAATTAACCGAGGTAAGAATTCCAAAGGAAGTATTGCCTCATTCTTTTCAGATTAGGAGTAATTATGAAAAAAGGTGATATAGTAGCAGTCGTTGCTACAAGTGGTGAGTATGTTGGTGAACTAGTAAGTAGTAAACCAGTAACACTTGCTAATCCAAAAATGATTGTCAACACACCCGAAGGAGGAATGGGTTTCTCTAAAGGTGTTGCAGTGACAGGTGAAGTGAATCCAACTGAAATGATATTTGGTTCATATGTTTTTATTGCTAAGTGTAACAAAGAAGTTGCAGAAGCACATAGAACTGCAGTAAGTGGTATCGAAATTCCAAAGGAAAAGAAGATAATAACTTAATGACAAGTCGTGAAGGATATGATGCATACACTCTTTATCTTGGAATAAAGTTACACTTTCATTCTAAGGACTATGACTTTATAAAGTACAATGGTAAAGTAAAGAGTGATATCAATTCATTTCTGAAACGAAAGGACAAATACCACTTTGGTAAATTGTTCAAAACCCACAAACAAGAATTGCAAGACTTTTACATTGCAAACTTGTCTCTAAAGGACTCATGGGCTGGTGACTTACTTGATAACGAGTGTGTTAAAGTCTATAAGGAATGGAAGAAAAGAAATCAGAAACTATCGTATCTATTTGAAACGGAAGTTGCTGATTTACTTCGTAAGAGGACTATCAATAAAGTGTTAGAAGTGAAGAACGGACAACACCCTATATTACTCAAAGAGTTTTTAGGTAAGAAGATATCCCTCGAGACGATGTGTATCTTAGATGAAATCATTGGTTTCACCAAAGATTGGGAACGACTCATTTCGGAAAATTTGGTCTACCCCGATGTACAGAATAGGATAAACAAATACAAAAGTTTTGTATCTGTAGATATCAATAAGTACAAAAAGGTGTTGATTGAATTATGCTTATAGAAGCGTTTCAAAGGACATACACTAGTATGTATAAAAACTTAAAGTCTAAGAAATACTAAATATAAGGTATGTTTCAAAAACCCTCTTGTAGGATTAGTAGAAATATACTATAATAGGAGTATAGGAACCAAGGTTCTTATACATGATAAAATGCTAATACAATGTTATACAATAGGAGAATACAATGTCAACATCATTAGATAAACTAAGAGCAGCAATGGAAACTGCTTCCCCTTCAGCGGGAGAAAAAAAATCCTTTCAAGACGACACCATGTGGAAACCCGAACTAGATAAAACTGGTAATGGTTATGCTGTGGTTCGTTTCTTACCTACTCCCGAAGGAGAAGAGATGCCTTGGGTATCATACTTCGACCACGGGTTCCAAGGGCCAGGCGGTTGGTATATTGAGAAGTCTTTGACTACCCTCAATAAACAAGACCCTGTCTCTGAATACAATTCTCAGTTGTGGAATACAGGAATTGAAGCAAACAAAGAGATTGCACGTAAACAGAAAAGACGTTTACATTATGTGTCTAATGTCTATGTTGTTTCAGACCCAAAAAATCCCGACAATGAGGGTAAAGTTTTCAAATACAGATTTGGTAAAAAAATCTTTGAACAACTCAAAGAAGCTATCTCACCTGCGTTTGAAGACGAAAATGCAATAAATCCTTTTGATTTAAGAGGAGAAGGTGCTAACTTCAAAATCAAAATCAGAAAAGTAGACGGATACTGGAACTATGATAAATCAGAGTTCGAAAGTCCTTCACCACTTTTTGATGACGAAGATAAGTTAAATGAGATAAATAACTCTACTTATTCTTTAAACGAAGTGATTGCACCAAGTGAGTTCAAGTCTTATGACGAACTAAAAGAGAAACTCGATAGAGTTCTCGGACTCACTGGAAGTGTATCAACTGCTACTGCAGAAAGTGTTGCAGAAGACTTAGACGAAGTGCCTTGGTCAAATGTAAACACTGAAACTGTTGCAGAGGAACCTGTAATCGCATCAGCAGAATCTACTCCACAAGTTGAAGAAGATGACGCGATGGATTACTTTAAGAAACTAGCTTCTGATAGTTAGTTTCTAATATGGGGTAGTCGTTTAATTCATAATGAATAACTTGAAAGACGACTACAACACTAAGACCGTGGAAATGGGGGTACTTAGTAAGGGAAAGGTCAGTAGCAAATCTATTGCGGACTGGTCGGTGAAGAACGGGTTGCTGTAAGGCGTGGGGTGACTTCACACTTTTAGATTATTATGAAAAGTGAATACTACAAAAACATTCTACCATGGAATGAAAACGAAAGGGTTATCGACCAGTTTGGTTGGAACCCTCAGTCAGTTATAACACCTACTAAATCATCTAAGAACAATTGGGACGATGCATACTTAACTGCATACGAAGAAAAGAGAGGAGTTTGTCCTCGTCTTCCTAATGGTTTAATGATGTCGGAGTTTCATGCTGGTTTATGTGAGAACATAGTTCACTATTGGTCTATGGTTGGTGATACAATCGTTGACCCTTTTGCTGGAAGAATGACACGTGCATTCGTGTCTGCTTCATTAGGAAGAAATTATGTTGGTTATGACGTATCTTCTGAAACAGTAAAAAAAGTTAGAGAGGAAATGGGAAGACATTCCTTTGACGGATACTATGATATCTTAGAGAGTGACGGGTGTGAAATGTCTCATACAGATGATGAGAGTGCAAACTTAGTTATGACTTGTCCACCTTACGGGGATATAGAAAGATATGAAAGTGCAGAGGGTCAGTTATCCGACCTAAGAAAGTATGAAGACTTTTGTGAAAGGATACAAGTTTGTGGAAACAACATAGAGAGAGTTTTAAAGCCAGGCGGGTTTTGTGTTTGGGTTTGTGGTGATTGGAGAAGGGACGGAGAATACAAACCTTTTCATTCAGATACCATAAATATGTTCACTAAATCGGGTCTGAAATTACATGATATAATAGTCATGAAGAACGACACTATATTTGCAGCCTTACAAGCGGGTAAGTGTGCAAGTAAACGATACACTGCGAAAGTACATGAGTTCATTCTAGTGTTTCGTAAAGAAGGAGAACTAGAGTATAGTTCAGATAAAATAAAAAACAGAGAGGAATCGTTAGAACAATTTTTTAAATAATATGACAACAGTAACACCAAGAATAAATCCTAAGAATAGGCAAGAAGAACCTTTTGACAGAATGTTAAGAAGGTTTAAAAAGAATTGTGAGAAGAAGGGTATAGTTCAAGAGTGTAGAGACAGAAAGTATTATGAGAAACCTAACACTAAGAGAAATCAAAAGAATCAAGAGATTAAACGTAGAAGGAAGTTGGAAGCAAAACGTGCTAACCAACCAAGAAGACACCCCTTCTATGGTGTATTAAAATGAGAACAAAGAGAGAAAAAAGAGTTATTAGACAGTTTCTTATCTCTGCATTGATAGGGATATTAGGTATAGCAGCTGCAATATATCTTTTTTTAAATTATCAACCACCACTGATATAATGAATTATGACAAAATGGCATGGAGGAAAGGGTTCCAAAAGACGGAACTCAAACGAAGAACTCTACTCAGATAACTGGGAGAAAATCTTTGGCAAACCAAAACCTAATGTCAGTGTTCGTAAAGAAACACCCACCCACGGACTAACTCAAGTCCACAAAGATAAAACGAAGGTTATCCCTCGTAAAGATAAGTATAAAACGATTTAGAAGTCTTCGTCACCAATACCCATTGCACCACCAAACTTATAGACTGAATAGTCGTCATTGTTAGTTTGTGGTTTGTTTAGGTTATTGTATGTTCTTCCTTGATTGACAATGTTTTGATTACTTGCCATTGCAATTTGATTTCCAGTAGAAGCAGTTGCAGACACTTCTTGTCTTGCATTCTTAACCATTCCACCTTGGTCTTGAACACCAGCTGCAGAAATCTCTTCGGGTGAATATAAGTGTGGTATTCCGAATTTTTGTCTTGCAACAATATTGTGTTCTAACATCATTTCTTGCAGTTTAGATAATCTAATTTCTTCTGCTTGTCTTTGACCAGTAAGTTCTGCTTTGACTTGTGACATTTCCATTGACATTGCACTAGGTTGTCTTTGAACGTCTCCACCTGTTCCTATGAAGTCGTCTAACTCATCTGCAGCGTAATATGCACCACCCGAAATACCATCAAGTCTCTGTTGTGATTTTTGTGCTTGTTCAGCAATTCTTTCTTCTTCAGTGGTTCCCATCATTTTTCCAGCAAATGAAGTCATTTTATCCCACCAACTTTCTTCTTTAGGAACACCACTTTCTAATCTGATAAGTGCAGCTGATAATAAATCAATAGATTCTGCGAATTTTTTTAGACTCTTTGCTTTTCCGTCAACGTCACTAAACAACTTAATAGCACCTTCTGCATTTTGTAGTTTTTCAAATGCAACTCCTAGTTGTGTAATCTTAGTCATGTCTACATCTTGTAAACCTTTTGCAAAGTCAGTGACTTTCTCCATAGGAGATTTTGCACCGAATAGACTTCCGATACCTTCCATTAGACTTCCTAATAGATTTCCACCAGTCATTGCTACTAGACCAGCACCAATCGCTGCTAATCCAGCACCAACTAGAATTAAGTTAGCACCGTCAACCAAACTAATCTTAATAAGGTCACCAATGAACATATTGAATGCACCAGCAGCCATTTCAGCTGCAAATGCAAATGGAATCAGAGCTGCACCTAAGGCTGCGATTGCAACAGCACCTAATAACATTACTGGAAGCATACCACCTAGTATTGCAGCTGCTACACCTAGTGCAGTAAGTCCAACTGCAATGGTTAGTATAGTTCCTAAACCAACGTCCTTCATTAATGAAAGTGCAAATGCAAATGGAATTAAGGCTGCACCCAATACACCGATTGCAAGAGCACCTTTAAGAATTCCAAATGTTGCTTTACCGATAAGTCTTGCAAACATGATTAAAGCACCAAGTGCAACAAAACCTTTAAACATAGTTTTGAAGTCTAATCCATTAAATGCTTTTAGTCCTATTGCAAGAAGTCCTACTGTTCCACCAAGTATACCAAGTGTTAATGCACCTTTTAATACTTTAGAGTCACCAAATTTTTTGACTCCGTTTGCAATTGATTTTAAGAAACCACCACTCTTGCCTGATTTGGCAGGTAATCCGACACCTTTGTCTGCAGCTTTGTCAGACATTCCTTTTGCCATTCCATCGGCTTTACCTTTGATTGCACCACCGATAGGAGAATCTCCACCACCTTCTTTTCCTTTGGGTGTGAAAAAGTCTTTGACTCCACCCATGAACCCAGTGACTTTATCTTTGAGTCCTTCACCTGCTTCACCAAATACACCACCGATTGAACCCATAATGTCACTTATTGCATTTACTTTCTTAGTGACTGTATCAGCAAAACCAAGTATATCAATTCCAGTTAGTTCTTCAATACCACTACTGAACTTCTCTGTACCTTCAAATTTAGTTGCTTTTTCTAAACCTGTTTTATATGCTTCTGTTGTTTCAGAAAGTGCTTCACTTCTTTCTTCTAAGGTTTTTCTTTCGGCTGCAATTTCTCTATCATAGGCTGCAGTCATTTTATCTGCTTTGTCTTCTCTTTCTCTTTGTAAATCTTGTATAAGTTTGTTGTTTGCATCCGCGGCTGCACCGTTTAATCCAATTGACTTGGAACGTGCTTCTTCAATTTTTTTATCCAACTGAGCAAGAACATTATTACTTTTCATTGACTGTTCTAGTCTTGCTTGTCTTCCGTCTTCAAGTTCTTGTATCTTGTCTTGGGTTTCGTTGAATTCTATTTGTGCCTGTCTCATTCCTTCAAAGTCGAAGGTTTCCATTACACCATTAATTTCTTGTGAGAAGTTTGATTGTAATTGTTTGAGTTCTTTAGGGTCAAGGGCAGACTCACCCTCTTTCATATATTTGTCGACAAGACCAGTGAGGTTTTTTAATTTCTTAGTTGCTAACGCACCCGTAAAGGAATCTTTACTAGATTCCCTAAAGTCTGCTGTTATTTTGGCAACTTGTGGAGAGACTTCTTCTAAGTCTTTAATGATTTTCTGAAATCCAGGCTTCAGTTTTGCATTAACCTCTTTGATTTCTTTTGCTAAATCTTCCCGTTGTTCTCTAATTAACTTATCGTCGCCAGTTGCCATTTATACGTTCCTATTTTCCACCGAATGCTTTACCAGCTTCTGATATACCGAATGCACCAAGTGTCACTACAACAAATGATGTGTAGATTGTTTCTGATACTTTCAAGTCCATAT